CCTCGCGCCCGATCCAGATTCTGGTGCAGCGCAACAACGGCATGATCTCCCCGATTGGGGCCACGCTGTCTACAACGATCAACTCTACGGCCACGACCATCACGCTTTCAACGGCGGCAGGTCTACCGGCTCAGGGTTTCATCAAGATTGACAGCGAAGTCATCGTCTACGGGTACATCACCGGAAACACGCTGTACAACTGCTTCCGGGGTCAGCAAGGGACGACGGCGGCAAGCCATACCTCTGGGGCTACGGTGTATTGGGCACAGGTCCCTGCCGTGACGGTCTGGCCGGTGCCGGACAACTCGACCACCTACACCCTCGTGTACTGGAGACTGCGCCGCACACAAGATGCCGGTCAAGGCGTAGATGTGGCAGATGTCCCGTTTCGCTTCATCCCCTGCATGGTGGCAGGCTTGTCCTACTACATGGGCATGAAGATTCCTGATGCCTATGACCGCCTGCCCATCCTGAAGTCTCAGTACGAGGAAGCCTGGACTTTGGCAGCAGACGAGGATCGGGAGAAGGCTGCAATCCGGTTCGTGCCGCGTCAGCAATTCATCGGCGGAGCGACTACCTAAATGGGAAATCGGTTCGCCTCCGGCAAGCGCAGCATCGCCATGTGCGATATATGCGGCCAACAGTTTAAACTGAAGCAACTCAAAGAAGAAGTTGTTAAAACCAAGCGGTACAACCTTCTGGTTTGTTCAGAGTGCTGGTCTCCCGACCATCCGCAGTTGCAACTGGGTATGTACCCCGTTGACGACCCCCAAGCAGTTCGTAATCCCCGCAGAGACTCGACGTACAAGACTGCCGGAACGAACAGTCTGGAGATCAACATTGCAAACCCGGAGCAGGGATTCCCGACCGGTGGCTCCCGGGATATTCAATGGGGTTGGAACCCTGTTGGCGGAGCAAGAGCAAATGATGCCGGTCTGACACCGAATTATTTGGTGGCAACGACATCTGTTGGTACAGTAACCATCCAAACGACGTAAGGAGTCGAAATGGACAAGAAGATGATTGCCGGAGCCGTGCACAAGCACGAAAAGGAAAAGCACCCTGGTAAGCCCCTGACGAAACTCGCCAAGGGCGGCAAGACCAATCAGCAGATGCGCGAACTTGGTCGCGGTCTGGCAAAGGTTGCCAACCAGAAGAAGTCTTCGTTCACCTACAAGAAGGGTGGCTGAAATGGCTAAGTTCAGCAAAAAGATCATGGGCAAAGAAGTCGGGGATGCTTCCGTCTATGCTGAGCCCCACACGATGACGGGCGGCAAGGTTGCCCTGGGCAACGGGACTCAGAAAGAGCCGACCGCTGCCAACCGTGTAAACATGTCTGTTGGCAACATCACCCGTGATGGGTATGACCCTCAACCCAAGACCTCGGGCATCAAGACCCGTGGTAACGGTTGCGCCACCAAAGGCACGATGGCTCGCGGCCCTATGGCTTGAGGTTCTTATGAACTACTCGGAGTTGAAGACTGCTGTTGAAAATTACACGGAGAATTCTTTCTCCGCGACTGACTTCGCCAACATGACAGAGTTGGCAGAGCAGAAAATCTACAACACGGTCCAACTCCCGGCGCTTCGCAAGAACGTCACGGGTTTTCTCACGGCGAACAACAAGTATCTCCAGTGCCCGTCAGATTTCCTGTCAGTCTTTTCAATGGCGGTAATCCTGGCAGACGGATCGTATGAGTATCTGCTTGATAAGGATGTAAATTTCATCCGGCAGGCGTATCCATCGCCCACAAGCACTGGGACTCCACGGTACTACGCCATCTTTGGGCCTCGATCTGACAATCCAAATGAGTTGACGTTCATCGTTGGACCGACTCCAAGCGCAGGCTTGGAAGTGGAGTTGCATTATTACTACTACCCGGTTTCAATCGTGACTGCCGGTACGTCCTGGCTTGGCGACAACTTTGACTCTGTGCTGTTTAACGGCGTGATGGTCGAAGCGGCCCGGTACATGAAGGAAGAGCAGGACGTGGTCACGATGTACGAGCAACAGTTCGCACAGTCTCTGATCCTGTTGAAGCAACTGGGCGATGGCAAGAACCGTCAAGACGCTTACAGAAACGGGCAGGTTAGGGTGAAGGTAGGCTGATGCCAATCGTTCAAACGCAGACCACCTCCTTCAAGAAGGAGTTGTACCAGGGCATCCATGATCTGACGACGGATGTCCTGAAGATTGCTTTGTACACCGGCAACGCTGATCTAAACGAAGATACAACCGTTTACACCACGACGGCAGAGATCACTGGGACTGGGTACTCGGCAGGTGGCAAGACACTGACCGGCACGACTATCAGCAGTTCTGGGTATACGGCTTTCGTGGACTTCGACAATGTGGAGTGGAACCCCGGCGTGTTTACAGCGCGGTGTGCCTTGATCTACAACTCCAGTAAAGCCAACCGTTCCATCGCCGTGTTGGACTTCGGGTCAGACAAGACCTCGACGGCCACCTTCACCATCGTCATGCCGGTCAACGACGCCAACAGTGCGTTGATTCGGTCTTCCAATTAAGGAGTCATCATGTCCAACGAACGCGCTGTCGCCTCAGACTTCATCGGAAGCGGGCTGATCGCCGGAACCCAGAACCAAGAGCAAGCCCTTGCTGTGGGCCGCTACAAACTGGAGTGCCGTGACAAGGACGGCAACCTGAAGTGGTCTGTCGAGGAAGACAACCTAGTGGTCAACGTCGGCCTGCAATACATGGCCGGTGTGGCGCTGACCTCTACCGCACAGATCACGACGTGGTATCTGGGCCTGATTACTGGCCCCGGCGTGACGACCAACGCTGCGGACACGATTGCCTCCAAGGGCTGGACTGAGTTCACGGGCTACAGCAACTCGACCCGTGTGGCTCCGACGCTTACGGCTGCGACCAACGCCAACCCCTCGGTGGTGACCAACTCAGGTTCTCCGGCCAACTTCAACATCAATGCCACGGGCACGGTGGGTGGCGCATTCCTGGTCTCCAACAGCACCAAGGGCGGCACGACCGGTACTCTGTTCTCTGAGAAGGCTTTCTCCTCTCCTGGCGACCGCTCGGTAGTATCTGGCGACATCATCGCGGTCACGTACACCTTCAGCCTCGCCGGTTGAGGATGAGTTGTGGCAGAAGGCGGATGGGGTTCCGGCACCTGGGGTCAGGCCGGTTGGGGTGACTCTGTTTATGACCGGGCTGTCAGTGAATCAGCCACGGGGACAGATACCACCGCAGCCGCGCTTACCTTCGCCTCTACTATTGCCGAGTCTGCCACCGGCACGGACGATGTTTCTGCGCTCGCCACACTGGGCGCAGTCATCACAGAGACTGCTGAAGGGCAAGATACTGTTTCTGCTGCGGCCACCTTCGGAGCCGCTGTCACTGAGTCCGCTACTGGTACGGATGTAATCAGCGCCGCACAGACTTACGGGACAGCGGTTACAGAAACCGCAAGCGGATCGGACGCAATCAGCGCAGCGCAGACGTTCAATGGACAGGTAGCAGAAACCGCCACGGGCACGGACAATGTTTCTTCCCTCGCCACGTTTGGTGCAGTGGTTTCTGAATCCGCTACAGGCACTGACGACATCGCTGCCGCAGCCACCTTCGGGACCGCTATTTCCGAATCCGCCACGGGTACGGATAACGTGGCTGGTGCGATTATCTTCGGGGTTTCAGTTTCCGAAACCGCCACCGGAACAGACGCTACGAGCGCAGAGGCTCGGTTCTTTGCCCAGATTCAAGAACTTGCTACAGCCACGGACAACATCCCTGGCGGGAAACTCTGGGAACTCATCGACGATACCCAGACCGCCAACTGGGGCAACATCGGAAACACGCAGTCGGCAGGGTGGGTAAATGTGAGTGACACCCAGACAGCAAATTGGCAGAATATCGGCAACACCCAGTCGCCCAGTTGGACACAGGTGCCTGACGCGCAAGCAGCGGGCTGGACGACGATCTCGACGACATAGGAGCACTAGATGCCCACCTCATACACCTCCCTCCTTGGTCTGGCTCTTCCTGTTACTGGGGAACTTGCAGGAACGTGGGGCACAACCGCCAACGATTACATTACTCAGTATCTCGACGCTGCCGTCGCCGGTGCTCAGACCATTAGCGGAAGCCAAACGGCGGTCACCCTGACCACCACAAACGGCTCAACGCTTGTCCAGGCAGGCTCAAGCGCAACGGGTTCGGCTCAGTACCAGATCATCAACTGCACGGGCAACCCCGCTTCGCTTCTGACGATCACAGTCCCGGCGCAGAGCAAGGCATATCTGATTCTGAATGCCACTTCGACTTCTCAGTCGGTCAAGGTGGTGGGCGCAGGCCCGACCACGGGCGTGACGATGGTCTCGGGCGAGAAGGCTCTGATTGCCTGGGACGGCTCGGACTTCGTGAAGGTCGCTACAAGCACGGCTGACGGTGTAACCACGCTGAGTTTCGGCACCACGGGTCTAACTCCCAACTCGGCCACAGCCGGTGCAATCACGGTCGCAGGCACTTTGGTTGCCGCCAACGGCGGAACGGGGCAGTCTTCCTACACCACGGGTGACCTGCTGTACGCCACGGGCTCTACTGCCCTGAGCAAGTTGGGCATCGGCACCAACGGTCAGATTCTGACCTCGACGGGAACGGCTCCTCAGTGGACGGCTCCTGCGGCGCTGACCAAGACTGACGACACCAACGTCACGTTGACTTTGGGCGGCAGTGCATCTACGGCGCTTCTGAATGCCGCATCCCTGACCTTGGGATGGACGGGGCAACTTGGGATTAGTAGGGGCGGCACGAACGCTACTGCTACGCCGACTGCCGGGGCGGTGGCTTACGGCACTGGAACGGCTTACGCTTTTACTGCGGCAGGAACCTCTAACCAAGTCCTGATCAGCAACGGCGCGTCTGCTCCTTCGTGGTCTAACCTGTCTTCTTTGGGAGTCACATCCTTCAGCGCAGGCACGACGGGCTTCACTCCCTCAACAGCCACTTCCGGCGCAGTCACCCTTGCGGGAACGCTTGCCACCACGAACGGCGGCACGGGGCTGACCTCATTCACGGCTAACCGGGTTTTCTACGCTTCTTCCACGAGCGCCATCGCGCAATCCGCGAACCTGACATTCGACGGAACAACCCTTACGGCGGCAGGCTTCTCCGGCCCTCTGAACGGTACTGTCGGTGCTACGACTCCTAACACGGGATCGTTCACCACCCTGACCACTTCCTCGACGGTCACGATCAACGGAGGCACCGCCAACGGAGTGGCCTACCTCAACG